GGCACACAGCGCAAGCCTGCCACAGGGCCTGTAATGCGGTTTGTACAATTGCCAAAGGAACGTATGGCTTTTGTACGGCACCGGGGATACGCTGCGTGTCGTGTGTCTGGCGGCCAGGCGCGGTGCGGTGGCCGTCCTTTTCGGGGGAGCCAGGCGCTAGCTGGTTGTGGGAAAGTGACCCCTTCCCTCCCCCCCGTCCATACCGTAGCGCGGGGGTCTCTCCGAAATTTTCCTCAACTTTTCCTAGAAGGAGTTTTTGATGGCGTATGAGATGAAACCTGGGCAGGGCTCTGCTTTTCCCAACGAGAAAAAGACCGAAGATTGGCACGCAGACTTTCGCGGCAAGGTGATGCTGCCAGACGGCAAGACCCACTGGCTGGACATTACCAACCGCAAGACCAAGGACGGAAAGACGTACGTTACCGTCAAGATTGGCAACCCAACCCAACAGCAGGGAGATGTCTACTCTGCAGCCCACAAACCCTTCCCGGCCCAAGACCAGCACAACAAGGCCAAGGCCAACGGGTTCGTGGACCTCGATGAAGACATCCCGTTCTGATGACCAGGCCAAAGTCGCGCATCTCAGAGCAGGTGCCCAGCCTCAAGAACTGGGGCGGGGTGCGCTCTATCCAGCGTCGCATGGAGCGCTCTGCCACAATTACGGAGAACCGAGAGGCCATTGCGTTTTCTCTGCTGTGCATGGCCAACACCAAGATCACAGATATCCTAACGTGGGACGAGGACGGCAATGTCAAGGTTAAGGCGGCAAGTCAAATTCCAGATCACGCCCTCCAGGCAATCAAAAATATCAGGGTCAGGCGTGAGAAGGATGGTTCGCAGACGCTTGACGTTGAACTCTACGACAAAGTGGGCGTGCTCCGTCTACTTGCTAAAGCGTCTGGATTGCTTGATAACCCGGACGATGGATCAGATAAACCGTCGGTGCTAGATGTCAACGTAATTGCGCCGCCAAGCGAACAGGAGCCATAGACATGAGCTTTGATAGCTGGGTTGAGTCCAGGCAAGACGCCAAGCACTGGTCAGAAGACGAGCTGGCCTGCGCAGAGATAGCGTGGAAAGAGTGCCAAAAACACTGGGAGAGTGTGTGCCAGATGCACTTGAACCGCGTGGCCGAGCTCGAGCGCTCCGTGTCCTGGCAAGACCACCACATCTGGAACCTAGAAAACCGCAAGGAGACCAACAAATGAACGACGCTGGATGGTTTTTAATGTATTCCGTGGCCTGGGCGGCCTTTTCTGTGTGGATATCTTGGAGAGCCGACAAATGAGCCAGGCAAACGACAGGCAAGAGGGTGGCAGCCACTATAAAACCAAGGCGATCCAGCCGTGGGACTACATTGTGGCCAACGAACTTGGGTTCCTCGAGGGCTCAATCATTAAGTACGTTACCCGCTACAAGGAAAAAAACGGGGTCCACGACCTAAAGAAGGCCGCACACTTCCTCGAGAAACTAATCGAGGTGCAAAGTGGCAAGAACTAAGGAGCAATCCACCAAGGCCGTGGCCACCACGGGTCTTAACTTAGACTTCTCGAGGTCTCCCACCGTCTACGACTTCATTGGATCAAACGCTTTTGTGCAAGGCGTCATGGGACCGGTGGGGTCTGGCAAGAGCTACGCGTGCGCTGCCAAGGTAATGATCAAGGCCGTCAAGCAAAAGCCCTCCCCTATCGATGGCATCCGATATACGCGTTTTGCAATTGTACGCAATAGCTACCCAATGTTGAAAACCACCACCATCAAGACCTGGTTGGACCTCTTCCCAGAGGCAACTTTCGGTCCAATGCTGTGGACTCCACCAATCACGCACCACATCAGGTTGCCGGCCAGGGACGGGGCCGCCGGAATCGACTGCGAGGTGATATTTCTTGCGCTCGACCAACCCAAAGACGTGCGAAAGCTGTTGTCCTTGGAGCTTACCGGCGCCTGGGTCAACGAGGCCCGAGAGCTGCCAAAAGCGGTGATCGATGGCCTCACCCACCGTGTGGGTCGATACCCAACAAAACGCGATGGTGGGGCCACCTGGCACGGTATCTGGATGGATACAAACCCAATGGACGACGATCACTGGTGGCACAAGATCGCAGAGAAAGAAAAGATGTCCGGACAGTATGCGTGGAAGTTCTGGAAACAACCGGGCGGGATTATTGAGGTGGACCCAGATCAGCTACCAGAGAATCCAGAGGCAAACGACCACATATTCTCAGCTGGTAAGTGGTGGAAGGTGAACCCAAAGGCAGAAAACATCAACAACTTGCCTCCTGGCTACTACCAGCAGATGCTGCTTGGCAAGAACCTAGATTGGATCAAGTGCTACGCGGGGGGTCTATACACCTACGTTCAAGAGGGAAGGCCGGTGTGGCCAGAGTATAACGACTCAACCATGTCTGGTGATACCACCGTGAACCCGCAGGTACCCATCCAGGTGGGCCTGGACTTCGGTTTGACCCCAGCTGCAACCATTGGCCAGAGGCTGCCAAACGGACGGTGGGAGATTCACCACGAAATTGTTACCTTCGATATGGGCCTCGAGAGGTTTGGCCACCAGCTGCTAGCGGAGCTCAACGCCAGGTACCCCAATCACCAGGTAATGATCTGGGGAGACCCTGCTGGCCAGGCCAGAGACGCCATCTACGAGGTGACGGCATTTGATTTTCTAAGAACCCTGGGGCTCAAGGCCCAGCCCACGGCATCCAACGACTTCAAGGTCAGACGCGAGTCTTCAGCTGCGCCAATGCAGCGGCTCATCGAGGGCAAGCCAGGACTGCTGGTCAACCGAGAGTGCAAGCTTTTGCGCAAGGCGCTAGCTGGTGGATATCACTTTAAGAGGGTAGCAATTGGTGCCGGCCAGGAACGATTCAGAGACGCGCCAAACAAAAACGAGCACTCACACATTGGCGACTCTTTCGGATACTTGCTGCTCGGGGGCGGCGAATACAACCGAATGACCAGGAGCCACAAATTGGGTGGCCAGCCACAGGGCATGATTGTGGCCAAAACCGACTTTGACATCTTCGCATGAGGTGATTGCACGGTGATATCACAGGTATTGCATACCGATTAAAGACCAATAGAATAAAAGCATGAATGGCTTAGTCATCTTCGAGAGCGGAGATCTGTCAGTTGCAGATCAGCGCGAGTTGGTGATTAAGATGCAAGGGGAGCTGCTCGATATGGAGCAGGCAAAAATTGTTACATCTCATCGATTCTTGCCTGGCATATATGAGCGCACGATTACGATACCGCCGTGGACTGTGTTAACCGGAGCTGCACACAAAACGCAATACCGGGTTCGCCTTGAAAGCGGAACCATAGCAGTCAACACAGACAGTGGAGTGAAAGTGCTGGTGGCCCCAATGGAATTTGATGTTCCAGCTGGTTTTCAGAGAGCTGGCAGGGTGTTCGATGAAGAGGTTGTGTGGACTGACATATACGAAAACCAGGACAACTGCCGCGACATTGAATTGCTTGAGGGTCGGTTGTATGAGGTTCCAGCGTGTGGGCTGGGTGAAAATCGCAGGTTGAAAGGGGAACTAATATGGCGGGATGGGTCGCAGGCGCAATTATCTTAGGCTCTGCCTACACAGCAAACGAAGCTCGCAAGGCCAGGAAAGACGCCGAGCGCCAACAGGGGCAGGCACTTCAGCAACAGGCAGCAGACGCAGCTGCAATGCGCGAGCAGGTTGCCAAGCAAAATGAAATTTATTCGATGCAGGCGGCCAGCCTCAAAGAGCAGGCAGACCTGGCCAGGCAGCAGTTTGAGCAGGGCTCGCTGCAGTACAAAGAAAACAAGCTGGCCATGGAAAAGAAAGCAGCCGAGGTGCAAGCCGCAGCTGATGAGGAGCGACGCAAGGCCGCAGCAGCTGAAGCATCGGCCCTAAAAGCTAGAACTCGCGGTGGACGCCGGGCCCTGTTGTCTCAAGAAAGACTAACACCGGAACTTGGAATTGAAAGCCCGCAGCTTGGAACGAGGGCGATGGTGTAACCATGGCGGCGCCGACCCTATATCAAAAACGAACTGCGGCAAAGCGCGGGTCTAGAGATATTGCGCGCCTAGCCGAACAATATAAGCGCGGTATTCAGTCTGTGTCGTCTGAGTACGAGCAGGCGTTTGGCGCATATCAGGCCAAGACAGCTGAGACGCTGGCTCCATACGAGGCAGCAATTAAGAAATATCAAGAGAGCACTTTGCCTCAATACGAGAGCGCAGCTGCCGCATACGAGACCAAAGCCAAAGAATATCAAAGCAAGGTGTCAAGCTACCAGGATTTATTAAAAAGCTATGTCGTTGACACAAGCGGAAATCTCGCCAGGTTCGAGCGGTGGGCATCTTTTATTGATCCCAGTATTTTTAATATTATGGGTGGCCAACCAGTTAACTTAGATGAGAGCGCATATTACGCAGCTCAGTTTCCAAATCGCGTTAGACCCGACCTTGGAAAATATGAATTTGTTGTCACTGGCGCCAGGCAAGAGGGAAGAACCAGCCTTCAGCAGGGGTACTTAAAAGCAAGAAGCGCGGCAAAACCATTCTCTGAGTTCACGCAACGCACATCTCCTGGAGCGTTTACAGAGAAGGCCCCAGCCGCACCAGAGGCGCCGCCATCTGCGCCAACAATTGAGTCATTCTCTGATGAGCCATTTCAGCAAAAACGAGCTGGATTAGAAAGCGAGTTTCAGCGCGAATTGGGCGAGCGCAAATCTGCCCGCATATCAGCTGTATCACGCCGCTCTGCGCGGCCACTAATGCAAGGGTAACCATGGACAAAGTTGAAAAAGTAATGGGTGAATATAAACGCGGAAAGCTCAAGAGCTCCTCTGGAGATAAAGTCAAAAGCCGCAAGCAGGCGTTGGCCATTGCCCTATCTGAACAGAGACGCGCTCGCAAGGGCGGTCTAATGAAAGAGGCCCGCGCATGAAAATTGAAATTGAAATTGAAAAAAATGGCGAGGGCAAAGACAAACCCGAGCTGGAAGACGAGCAAAAAATGGCCATTGCTAAAAAGCTTAAAAAAAATATGGTGCTGACTCGCATGGAGCGCAACTTGTTGGCTGAGTATTTGCTTGAGGAGGAAGACTAA